TGAGATGACCCTAGGCAATAGGGTTTTTGCCTTGCTGACATAGGCCGAACGAATCCTATCAGTAGAGGCTTTGGAGAAATTCTCCTGAAAAGCCTTTTCCCACAGTTTATCAACCAGAATCTTGAAACGTCCATCCTGATTGATAATAGTTTCCAAAGTATCCAACGCATCACGAGACGCATTCTTTCTAACGTAATCCGTCATTGACGATTTCGGGTCAATGTTTGCATCAATCGTGTTACGTAGTGTGTTGTTAACGCGAGTATTCAACTCCCCGCGCGTAGTTTCAAATTGCTGTCTTACGAAACCACGTTCACGTTCAGTAAGTTGTTTCTCGCGTGAATCATCCGGTCTTTCACCCTTTGCCAACTGAGTTGGGGGTTGAAAATCTGATGTTCCAAAAACAAACTGATTCAGAAGATGTGCAGCATTCTGAAGCTGTTCATTCTTGGTGTTACGAGCTTCCTTAACCATCGCCATGATGGTGTGCTTCGTAACATTTCCAATTACGTGGAAGTATGCCTTGTCATCCACGCGTGCGAGAGTAGGAAGATAGTCATCAACAATCTTCATGAAACCATTGATGTTGGTTTCACGAACAGCCTTCAGGACATTTTCAGTATTACCATTCATTACGTCCTGTTCAAATCTATCAAGAGTCTGTGACTTTTCGACAGCCACTTTAGCATCAGCAATAGTTGGAAGCAACTCAGTGAATTGCTGCTCCCGATAGTATGCCTTCTCCAAGTAAGGAAATTCCTTGAACAAGTTGGGATACTTCTTGAGAATATCCCTTCTCCTTACCGGAGTTACAAGTTCAAGCTGTTCTTCTGACGGCTCCTCTAGTTCATCTTCGATTTCTTTGAGTTCGTCATCTTCAGGTTCGTCGTCGTCATCCTCCGATGTTTCAGGCACTTCATCTTCATCGGAAGAATCTTCCTTCTTTTCTTCCTTTTTGCCCTTTTTGTCATCGAGAGGAATAGTCTCCTTTTCGGTGTCATCATCTTCGGCCATGAATTCAATCATGTCCTCTTTTGATGTATCACCACTGCCACCAATAGTAGCAGCGCCACCCCCACCTTCAGATTCGGGTGCGAGTGTAGGGACTAGTGAATTACTGAGTCTGAACATTTTCTTCTCCAGTTATGGGTGCTTCTTGGTCTTTAGGATTGGGCTTCGCATTAGGAGCAGCACCTTGCGCCTGTTCCGAGCCTTGCTCATTCATAGCACTCATCATCAATAGTTGACGATAAGCACCACCATAGAGCAATACGTTTCGATAACCCTCAGGATTATCGTTCTTAGCCTGTCTACCTGCTTCGCTAATAACCCACTTCCTGACAACCTCAAATGCAATCTTGGGGTTATCGTAAACAGGGTCTGGCTCCACTGCTGGTGCCTCTGGATTCATAGGGTCACCAGTAGGAATAGGAGCAGAATTAAGAAGCAGCTTAATATCATCATTAGCCTTAATAACATCATCCTCACCCGGAACGTAGAAGTCAGTTAGACCAATATGTTCACGAATGATAGGAAGGTTTTCAGGCGCAGCGAGCACTTCCAGAATCTGTGGATTAGCAGCCTGTAGAAGCTGCATCAACACATCCTTCTGCTGGCTCCAAGTCATTGGAAGATTTTCGTTAGCTTCCAATTCTACTCTACCAATCTTTCCTTCCAGTTCAGCTTTACGAATAAAGACGTTAATGAAGGAACCATCCTTCTGACGCTGAACGTCTTTCTCATCTTCCTGCACTTCTTCGATATACATCGGAATTACTTTACCGAAGATTTGCTTCCACCACATGGTGAACATCTTCCAAGTATTCTGCAATCTCTGAAGCGCCTGTGCGCGAGACATTGAATACTGTGAAGCTGTCTCTCCCTGACCTTGCATCGCGCCACCAAATAGTGATGGAAGTGCGCCCGATACAAGTTGCGCGAGGGATTGAATATTGTTCGCAAACGGCATAACCTCAGATGAGAGTTGTGCAGTTTTCACTTCGTAGAATGCGTCACCGATAGACTTACCAGTTTTCGGGGTAGCTTCATAAATAGCTCCCGGCACTGATTCCATCTGACGATACGCATTAAAATTCAGAACTCCGGGGTCAGCAAATGTCTGACCGATACCATGCTCAATAGTTTGCAGGATTAGTGAGATAAGGTCGTTCGTAATTTCCTGCACGCTAACGAGAAGTAAGCCAAGGGGGTCGTAATGAATATAGTCGCTAAGAGGATTATGAGTAAGAGTCCAGCAATCATCAAGGGACTCATTACACGCCTCAGCAAACTCATCATTGACCAAAACCACCTTGGCCCCATTAGGAAATAAACCTTTCAGCTTGTCGATATCTTCCTTGTTCGCGAGAACATTAAAGGCAGATGGACGAAGCCAATTGTTCCTAATGGTAACCGTGTTGACCGGGTATGCACCTTGATACTGCGGTGAAAGTCTGCCCCACTGTTCGTAAGGGTCTTTTGGTCCTACTGCTTCACGATACTTATTTGCAGTTTCTTCCCACTTCTTACCATGCAGATGGTCATATCTTTCGATAGCCAACGCATAGTGAGTCTCATACGCGTAAATGAGATAGGGTGTATCGCACTGCTTCCTCGCGTAATTCGCAACCTTAACATAGAGTCCACCATATGCTTCAAGGCAGATTCTAGTTTTCGGTTCTTTAGTTACTCCAACAAGTCTAGTTACAATCAGTGACTTCTGTGAGAGTTGGGGCTGAATTAGTTGCAAGCAAGCAGGACACAAATCATCTGCATCACCACCACTATTCTGAAGAACATCCTGAACCTCAACATCTTCAGGCATGAACTCATCATAGGCTTGGTCAGCCTTCTCTTGAATCGCCATAAGTTCTGGCGTCATTTGCTGAGCATCTAACTCATAACCACAATTAGGACAAGTGGTTACTTGCTGGTCCTCAGTATCTTCAGTGTATTCTTTCTTGTCATATGTGCCGTATGATTCATCCTCTTTCGGATAACCATAGCAAGCTACCATACCCTCAGTGCAGTAAATAAACAAAGCATGAAGCCACAAAAGAGGAACATCATTGTGGCGATATACCAGTTGGGCAATCTTATCCCCCGCTTTCGCTGTTGAGATATCGAGGGAGTTATCCGCATCATCAGGAAAGCACTTAATAGGAGGAATAGTAATGCTAAGTGCAGCAATAATTGACTCCAAGTAAGCCCTAAAAATGTTAATAGGCTTGTCATAGTAGGACTGCTCAGTATCGTCACCTTGTTCATCTTGGTCCCAGATACGCCAATCATGCGCAACTTCGGAATACCAAGCCTTCTGGAAACCCTCCCAAAATAGCTTCAGTCTGCGCCATGTGCGAATTTGTCGCTCACGGACAGAAACATCTTCCTTATCGAAGTGGTCTACTACTTCTTTAAGGAGACGCTGGATTTCGTCAGAAGGTAGTGTAGCCACTAGTAACCCATTGGTGGGCGCGGGGGACCACTCTGCTGATTAGCAAGATTGTTATAAGCATTCCAGAGTCCACCACCCTGAGGTGGCATATTCGGTGCTGGCATGGGACGGCCCATCATTCCACCAGTTACACCAGTATTTCCACCCATCATCGGAGAGTGGATATTAAATCCCGGCTGAGGCATTACTCCACCACCACCCGGAGCCATAGGAGGTGGGGGTTGCATCATGGAAGGCGGACGCACCATACCACCACCCATCATAGGTGGAGGCGCAGGATGTCCCATTGGTGGCGCACCAGCCATAGGAACACGTCCGAATGCTGGCATACGTCCCGGCATTTGTCCCGGTGGCATACCACCATTACCCATACCGGGTCTACCCATCTGAGGCGGAGGGGTCATACTGTAACCCCTATTCATTCCGGGATTAGTTGGACGCTGAATAGGCACCGGGCCTGAACGTCCAAAAGCAGGTGACGGCCCTACGTTGAGTGGCATTTACATTACTCCGAACTTCTTCTGGAATCCCTTAGAAGGTGCAACATCCACCTTCTTTGACTTTGGCTGGTATTCCTTCTTACCTGCACCAGCCTTTTTCTTTTCAGACAACATGATTGCAATTGCCTGACCTCTATTGGTAACCTTCTTTCCAGTCTTGGAACCAGAATGAAGTTTACCATGCTTGAACTTGTGCATGACTTCATCGAATGGCATCACTGGCCTCGCTTCTTGTAAAGCGGACTACCCATTGACGGAGCGGTATCAATGCCTTGTTGCGCCGGAAGATTTATATCCATCGCACCAGTAATAGGACTCTGTTGATAAGGCTGGTGCTGTCGAATCATTCGGTCCTGCTCATTTTGAAATGCTTCCATTTCATGAGGACGCCAGTAGTATGGATTATCTAGTGGACCACCCTGAGTAATTCCCTCCGGAACTTTCTCATCTGGTGTCATCATATTCATAATAGTTTTATACCAAGGAGTTTCCTGAGCCTGACGTGAATGCGTCATCTCATGAGCCATAATGTTTTCCATTGAATTCTGTGATTGACCCTGAAGTGCATTAGGGTCATAAGTAATATTACCAGTAAATGGATTAGTTACAGCAAATGCGCCCTTAGGCATGAAGTATTTAGTGAGTAGTGATGAATTTCTAGGGGAAACTGTTACTGGTTTTACATCAGGCATCTCACCACTTACCTTGGCGTATGCCCTTTGCATAGACTCATCCAGTAACTTGTTTGTTTCCTCCGGAGTCTGATTGTGCCTCGCGTTCTGCTGTGGCAATGTCTAGTTCCTTCTCAAGTTCTTCAGTAGATTTCTTCTCAGCAGCTACATCTGGTTGTGCGGCACTACGTAATGCCCGAGCTTTCTCTCTATCTTCGCGCTCAAGCATCTGACGACGCACATTCCATGGAATCATTTTCGGTTTACTTACCTCTTGGAACACAGGAGGTGCAGTAGGTTCAGGGTCTTTCAACAATTTATTCAAAACTTGTGACTTCTCGTAGTTAGCAATAGCGAGTTGTTCGCGCAAAGTCTCACAAGACTGACAAACTTTTTCTTCTGTTACAACTTCGCGTGTCAGTTTTGTGCGCCTCTCACGAAACTCATACTTGATTTCGAGTAGTTCACGTAACCAGTGAAACATTATCCTCTCCTTCTATGGAATCTAGTGACAGATTGCATTTTGGATGGCTGGTCTATCGCTCTCATGTTGCGATAATACGCAGTCCAGTCCTGATTATTCTTTAGTGCCTGAGTAATAGCCTCCTGTTTCTGAATCTTTTGAAATTCTGACGAAGCATCGTCGAAATAACGCTCTGCTGAGTCAACTGCATATCGGAGGTCATCGTAAGGGTCATCCCCCTCGAACTCCGCAACATCCTCAGCAGGTTTACCAGAGTTGCCCTTCTTATCATAAGAGCAAGCCTTGATAGCGTCTATCATTAGTGGGCAACAATTCGGATGCCCTTCATGAATATGTTCCGTGCAACAGAAAATCTGTAGCTTCGGAATATTAGTTTCCTCATCAGGAGGGTCGAATAGTCTATGATATGCTTTGTATTCCTCCAGACCCTTATTCCGGAGAATCCACATTGCATATTCTTCAGAATATACCGGCATCTCTGACGGTGGAATGATAGGCTTCTGTGCCCATCTCAAGTATTCATGAACTAACATCTTACCGGATATACGCGAACCCGGACCAGATGAACTTAGTTCAATAGGACGCTCAAGTGCAGTTTCAATCTGCTGCTGAATAGTATGTTCTTGGCCTCTATCTTGTGAGGCTGACTTACAGAACTTAACTACTTTAGGATGTTCCCTGTCGATGTAATCCTTTACGACAGGTGCCCATTCCTCAATCTTAGTCTTTAACCAGTATAGTTCCCTATACAAGTAAAGACGCTTAGTAGGTGATACTGCGTAGAACCCTATGTAGGTCATCGCAGCAAAACCCCAATCCCCTACTACGAACCTCGGCCACCAGTCTGGAATCTCAAATGCTGGCAACACATGAAGTGCATTTTCGGGTTCATCAGGATATTGCTTATCTCTAAACTCGTCAAACACCTGTCCCTGATAAGCGTCCCAATCTCCATACTTCCTCGCTTTACGCTCAGCCTCATTTGGTATACCATCGAGACGAGCCGTATATTGCGGGTCAGCGTGTGGGTTATCAGCGACAGTTGAATGGATGTAAATTCTTTTTACGTTTCCCTTACCTACAATAATCGTTCCAGAGGGTGCTGGAGATACAAATCGCTTCTTAGTGAAGGTGTGCCCAATACCTCCGGGCATACCTGCCGCACGTATAATAGCAGGTAGTGCAGGGTCGCTAGTTCGGACTCTAGTGAAGCCAATGTATAAATAGATGTATTCAGTGAAGGTCGTAAGTTCGTCAGGGGTAAATAGATTGATTTCCATTGAATCATATTTATGGGCATCATCTTCTTCCTCACAATGCGCCAAGAATATTAGTGCGCCAGTCCTCGCGCCTGTTCCCCCAATCTCATCAGGACGAGGGAACGTCCACGTCATATCAGTCTTATTGAATGTTGCCCCAAACTTCGGATAGATTTCCCGAGAGCGTGGAACAATTTCATTACGTAGTTCAGGATAAGTCCTACGCATGAAAACCTGTTTGAACTTTGGGTTCTCATGCCACTTATTGATGAGGCCGTATATAAGTAGCACATCTGATTTACCAGATGCGTTGCCACCTCCATACAGTCCCTCGAAGATTGTAGTAGGAAGGGATAGAAATTCTTCCTGCTTCCTATTGGGCTTCCAAAAGCCCTTATCAAAAGCCATTAGTTAACTGGAATACCTGTGTGAACACCAAGCACTGAGAACAGAATCACCAGCACAACTACCAAGAGAACTGCAATTGCAATTGTCTTGAATGGCTGAGGAATATCCAGTGCGTAGACTGCCCACGCAATAACGCCACAAACGAGCACCCAGAATA